TCGCGACCGTCGCGGCCGTCATCGCCGGGATGGGCGGTGCTGCGGGGCTGGGGAGCTACCTCACCTCACAGGCCGCCGCGCCCGCCGCGACGCAGCAGACGGCTCCTGCTGCAACTCCCATCTATGGCGTCGAAGTCGAGAAGGCGAGCCCCTGAAGTCCGCGAACCAACTGTAACCTTTCGGTCCGCGCCGAACATCAAGGGGCAGCCATGCCGACCGATGGATCAAGACAAAACCCAGGGCCCACGGTGCATCTCCGCGAGTACATCGAGCGCATCCTAGACGAGCGGGAGAAGGCGCAGGCAGCGACATTTGCGGCGGCGATGCGGGAGGCGGATACGAAGTCCCGTGAACTGGAACGTCGGCTGGAGGGTCTGAACGAGTTGCGGGCAGAAGTCATTCGCGACCGCGGCCGATTCATCGATCGAAAGGAGCACGAGTTGCTACAGTCCGCAACGGACAGCAGAATCGCGGCTATCGAGCGATGGAACGCCAAGGTGGTCGGCATCGGCCTGGTGCTGGTTATATTGGCCAGCGTGCTCTCGGCCTTGGCGGGAATCTGGATCAAGTAGGGCAGCATGACAATCCGCGACCGCATCAAGGACTTCCGCCGCGTCAAAGGCCGCGACCTGCTGCCGAATCCGCGCAACTGGCGACGGCACCCGCAGGCACAGCAGGACGCCATGCGGGCAGTGTTAGCCGAAGTCGGCTTCGCCGGGGCGGCCCTGGCTCGTGAGACGCCGGCCGGGCTGATGCTGATTGACGGCCACCTACGGGCCGAGATCGAGCCGGACGCTGAGTTGCCCGTGCTAGTGCTAGACGTAGACGACGCCGAGGCCGCGAAGTTGCTGGCCACGTATGACCCGCTGGGGAAGATGGCTGAGCCGGACCCCGATGCACTGGGGAAGCTGTTGGCGGAGATCGACACGGAGTCGGAGGCGTTGCGGGCGATGCTGGAAGAGTTGGCGGAGGTAGAAGCTTCAGTCATTGCGGAAGAAGAGCCGAGTGATTCGATTTGCGAGAATTTCGCAGAACTATTAAGCATTCAGCAACAGCGAAAGCAGGGCAACGCAAACACCGCCCAAAAGAACGACACGGAACGATACCTAGTTGTGGTCTATCCAACGCGCGAATCACGAGAGCTTGCGGTCAAGAAGCTAGGACTTCCCAAAGACGAGCGATACGTGTCATCGGTGGACGTGCGTGTGTCCCGTTGCCTTAGCGGCAGGGCCGCACAGCCGATTGGCTTACCGACAGCGGCAAGTAGCAAGAACTCCGGGGCTACCGGATGAACGACTACGAAGCATCCGCCTTGAATCTATTGCGAATTGTGCGTCAAAACGCGACAGCGATCGGAGTGGCGGTTTCGTTTGGCAAAGACTCTCTTGCGACACTCGACCTCTGTTGTCGGGTCTTTCGTCGCGTGGAGGGTTATTACTTATTTCGCGTGAGGGGGCTGTCGATTGTGGATGAGTGGGCAGCGGAGGTGCGTCGCCGTCACGGTGTCAAAGTGCGAATGTATCCGCACTTCGACCTAAGCCGGTGCTACCGCAACGCCGTCATGCAGCCACACTATCGCGGCTTGGTGAATTGCCCAAAGGTCTCCATGACCGATATCGAATTGCGATTTCGAGACGACGCAAAAGTCGATTGGATCGCCTACGGCTGGCGCCGCAACGACAGTTTCTCTCGCGCACTCATTCTAAAACACAACCGTGGGCTTGATCCAAAGGCGAAGCGAGTCTTCCCGCTCCGATGCTGGCGACGGCAAAACGTGTTGGACTACCTCAGCAGTCGGGGCATTCCCTTGCCGCCAGGACTCGGGCGAAAGGATCAGGGGGGGCTAGACTTCGCGCCGGGCGCTTTAGAATGGCTCAAAAAAGAACGGCCTGCCGATTACGCGAAGTGGCTGAAGGACTTTCCCTTTTCTGAGATTCAATCACGTCCGGAGCTGCAAAGAGCCCCAACGCCCCGCGGATAGGGAGAGGGTCGATAATGCGAGCATCGGAAAGAACCCAAGCCCATTCGCCAGGCGAAGGATCGCAGCAGGCTGCATCGCGGTCTTCGGGCGTTGCAGGGCGGCAGTCTACCAACTCCACGACGGTCAAAGCCACGCCTTTCGGACCGCAGCCTTGCCGGTGTTTGGATGCACAGATCAAGACTGGCCCGCGGTATCGCGTTCGACGGGAACGTAGCTCGATCGTCTTGCGACCCTCGGCGATGAGGGATGCCCACGGCTGCCTGACAGAGAGTGCTTTCATGCCGCCAGTATAGCGTATCCACACACCCCCGTCAAGGAGTATGGCTAAGTCGCAATCTCTAAAGGACTTGCAGGCAGCCCCGAATCGGATGAATGGCTACACCGAAAGACATATCGAAAGTTGCCGCACGGCTCACGAAGCTGCTGGAGACGGCCGCCAAACTGCAAGAGCAGCAGGACGCCGCGACGGCCGCCGGTGTGCCGCCGGATTCGCCCTACCCGCCGAAGCCGCGGCCGATCCCCGAGCCACCGCCGGTGTCGGAAGACGCCCAAGAGCTGGCCGACGACTTCGCCCGGATCATCGCGGGCAAGAAGCCGAAGCGGCGGCGGACGCCGGAAGAGAAGCGAGCGCGACGACTTGCCGCCGAGCAGAAGCGGTTCCTGCGGGCCTTTGTGAAGTCGGGCGGGCGGCTGCGGGAGGCCACGCGGCAGACTCGCATCCATCACGCCCGGCACTACGAATGGCTAGCGAGCGATTTGACGTACAAACAGCGGTTCGAGGTCGCCAGAGAAGCCGCGCACGAGGTGGCCCGCGCGGATGCCCGGCTGGCAACCCAAGTCCTGGAAGCCAAGGCGTGGCGGCTCGCCATGGTCGGCCGGTTGCGAAAGAAGTTCTACAAAGGCGACCCGCTCATCGACCCAGAGACGGGGCAGCAGTACGCCGAGCGAGAGGAAGACAGTCGCATCCTCCTGAAGCTGCTGGAGGCCAACTGCCCCGAGAAGTATCGCAACGTGCTGCAAGTGACGCAACAGACGGCAGTAGACGTGCAGCAGATTGCCGGCGACGTGGCGGCCATGGCCGGCATGATCCAGCCGCCGGCCGAGGTGATTGAGGCGACCGTGCGGGCGAGGATCATTCACGAGCACGAAGCGGGCGGCGGCGGGAACGGAAACGGCCGTGGCGGCAACGGACACGCGAACGAGGACGCCGGTGAGCCCGGCAAGGAGGTTGACCAGTGAGCACCTACTGCACACGGAGTGACTTGGAGGCCCTCTTCGGCAAGGCGAACGTCGTCAAGTGGGCCGACCTGGACAACGACCACGACTCCGAAGCCATCGAGGCCCGGATCGACAAGGCCATCGAGGTCGCTTCTGCCCGCATCGACGATCGGCTTCGCAGCGGCCCGTACTCGCTCCCCATCACCGGCGACCCGCCGACACTGGTCAACCTGGCGGCCCAGCTCGCCGGCGTGTGGCTGTACGAATCCCGCGGCGTGCAGGACTTCTCGCCCGACACGGGCTATCCCGTTCACCGGCTGCGGTGGCACACTGAACAGGCAGAGAAGACGCTGCGGGAGATTCTGTCGGGGGTGATCCGGCTGAACGTGGCCGAAACGCACAAGGGCACAACGGCCCCGATGGTGGTCAACGACTGATGGACGCGAACACGTCACAACAGTTTGGCGTCTTTCAGAAGCAACTGCTGAATCACATGCAGGCGGGTCAGACACAGCACAAGTCGGAGCTGGACGCCATCGTCCAACGTCTGGACGAGATTAACCAGCGGCTTGGGAAGCTCGAAGAGAAGGCAGAGGCAGAGGCGAAGTAGGCGGCCGGGGTTGGCCGCTGAGTGAAACGAGGTCCGCTAACGAGTGAGGTGGTCCGATGGAGAACCTAATGGAAAAAAAGAAGCAAGATGCTGTCAAGGCACTTGCTAGATTTGTCGAAGTCGCACGCGAGGCAGAGAAAGCCGTCAGGGCCTTCAGTAAAGCCGCGGCAAAGATCAAGCATCTTATGGACAACTAAGAATCCCATGTTTGCTGTTTCGCAGATTCCGAAGCCCGCCGTAGGCGGCCCACCCACGCCTCGCTGGACGCCGCTGCGCCCACACCTGGTTCAGTGGCGGCTGGCGACGTGTCGCGCTCGGTTCATTGCGGTTTCTGCCGGTCGGCAGTCTGGCAAGACTGAGATAGCGAAACGTCACCTGGTCATGTCGCTGTCAGTGAATAGGGGATGGCCGGAAACTCAATACTTTTTCTGCGAACCGACCTACAAGCGAGCAAAGCACATTGCGTGGCGGGACTTCCTCGATTTGATTCCGCCACACTGGATTCACGGCGGAAGGTACGGACGAAACGTGTCGCACGGAGAATTGTGGATTCGTTGTACACTTCCAACTCACAGTGCATCACTGTGGCTCTTTGGGCTGGATAGACCGCAGCAGATGGAAGGCAGAACGTGGGATGGCGGAGTCATCGACGAATCTTGCGACATCAAGCCTGGAACCTTCAATCTGTCTATTTTGCCGGCACTCGGCATCCGGCGCGGTTGGTGCTGGAGGATCGGCATTCCCAAGCGAAGCGGTATCGGAGCTGTCGAATATCGCGAGTTCTGTGAGCAATGTGAGGCCGGAGAATACCCCAATGGCGCCGCGTTCACTTGGCCCACGGCCGGCATCATGGATGCGGACGAGATTCGGCACGCCCGCGAGACAATGGACGTTCGCGACTTCCGCGAGCAGTATGAGGCCGCGTGGGAAACCATTTCCGGCCAAATCTTCCATGCCTTTGACCGCGAGTACAATATCCGGCCGTGCCCGTACCACGCCAACCACGCTCTTTCCATCGGCTGCGATTTCAACGTCGACCCAATGGCCTGGGTGATCGGGCACGCCTACCCCGACCGGCTCGAATGGTTTGACGAGTTGTTCATTCGCAACTGCAACACGCAAGCGGCCCTGAACGTCCTGTGGGAGCGGTACGCCTCGCACGCTGGCGGCTTTCAGTTCTTCGGCGATGCCAGCGGCCGCGCCCGCAAAACTTCAGCCTCGGCAACGGACTATTTGCAGATCGCCAACGATCCACGATTCACCAGCCGTGGCCGGACGATTCACTTCCCCGACGCCAACCCGGCGGTGGCCGATCGGTTCGCCTCCTGTAACGCGATGTTC